TTATACCATCTAACCAATCAAAACAAGTAACAGCAGGATGATAACTAAAACTATTCCATAGTTCCAATTCATCAACTGACATATCAGGGACATCTTTTCTTTTAAATTCTTTTTGAAAAAACGCTGAGATAGGTAAACGCCAATAGCACGCACCGTTGGGTAACATAATGTTAAATAGTAATGCGCGACCTGAAATGGAAGTAAAACCAAAGATAACACAATCACCAGACTCTCCTTTATGTTTTTCAAGATCATATAAGTACTCTCTTCTTATCTTACAGTAGATGGGTGGTATGTTTGCATTTAAATAAGCCATAATAAATCATTTTGTATACCATGCTATCAAAGTATATCTAATCCCCTTGTTAACTTTTTTAACTTCATGTTTATATATACCATTACTAAATAAAACTAAACGACCTATTTTAGGTCTAATTGATACACCATCAATAACAGTCTCTCCACCATCAAAATTATCATTTAAATAAATAATAAAAGCAAAGCTATCTCCAACATCATGGTGAGGGTCCATTTTAGAATTAGTGGGCCACTCTACTATTTCCATATTGTCCGGAGTTTTTAAATTATAATTTGTAAATATTTTAGATACTTTATCTACAACATTTAAATCTTCATATTTAAAAATAAAAGTATCTCTGTATGCAGATGATGTATTATTTTTAAAAATATTTATTAAATGATCACAGTAATCTTTTTGTAAAAAGTTATCTTCTCTATATATTATCATTTATCTTGTCAGAAATATTTCCCCAATTAGGACCAGATTCATAGTCTACTTTATTTGGTATTTTCAAGTCAACTGCGTTTTCCATAACATCTTTAATTTTAGCAGCTTCTAAATCATTAATAACTGATATATCTAATTCATCATGCACTTGTATGTGTGGCGTGATACCTTCTTTGTATAATTCTAACATAGCTTTCTTTGTCATGTCGGCAGCTGATCCTTGTATTAATTTATTCAAAGCTTTGTATGTAAATGCTCTACGGGTTGGATTGTTATGCCAATAATTTTTTTTGGGATTACCATCTTTGTCTTTTAACATTTCCCCTTCATCGTCTTTTATGTATGGACCCATCTTTTGTAAATCTTGCATACGCTCTTCATCTTCCGGTGGTATATATTTACCCCAGTCAGAACCTCTAAGTATTGGTTCGTATTTAGGAAACCTACATCGTCTACCTAATAAAGTTTTTATCTGACCTTTTTTAGAACCAGCTTTCATAACTTCACTCATTAATTGTTTTACAAACGGAACCTTTGAATGATATCTATCAAACAATTCCTCTGCTTTAAATTTAGATACACCCAACTCTGCTTGTAGTTTAGCTTTACCCATGCCGTAGAATAAACCAAGATTGATTACTTTAGCTTGTGATCTAGGTATCTCTGCCATTTCTGCAACTATTTTGTGAAAGTCTGTTGAAGGATCTGTATCGTATGAATCTGCAATTGTATTTACAGATGGTAAACCATAACGTAATGCATAGTGTGCAACAAGTCTTGGTTCCTGTTGCGAGTAGTCAAAACAACCCCACTTGCAACCTTCTTCTGGTATAAATAAACTTCTAATCATTGGCCCTAAAACAGGATCACGTGCAGGTATTTGTTGTAGATTTGGATTAGAATATGAAAAACGTCCAGTGATTGTTCCTCCATCATCAGATCTAATTTGATTTATCTCTGCATGAATTCTACCTTTGTGTTCATGTTTTAAAATTGTATCTATAAAAGTTGTATTAACCTTGTTTATTTTTCTAGCTTCTGCTATCTTTTGAATTATAGGATGTTCATGATTCGAAAGGAAATTTTTAGTAAATGAAGGCGCACCAGTTTTTTCAGTTGTTTCAAAAGGTAGTTTCAAATGTTCAAAAACTTTTTGAATGCTACGTGCGGCCCATATTTGAGTTTCTAATCCTGTCTCTATTTTTACTTGGTGGATTAATCTTTCTTCTTGTGTTGTTAATTCTTTCTTTAATTGATTCGCTCTTGTCACGTCTACCCGCACCCCTAGGAAGCGCATATCAACTAGGCAAGGAAAAAGATCAGTCTCAAGATTAAAAATTTCTTCAAGATCGTTTTCAATAATTAATTTTTTAACATGCTGCCAAAGTTTAAAAGTTAACTCTGCATCTTTTTCAGCATATGCTCCTACTTCATGCGCAGGTAATCTCCACATGTCAGCTTTAGGATCTAATCCTCTAGACTTTGCAGCTTCGTTAAGTGCTCTTTCATTTTTACCTTCGTTTAAAAAATGCCAAGACAAAGTATTAAGTGTATATGAAAATCTATTTTCATCTAACAGTGAAG